ACATGGCAGAATCGAAATCCGCACCGGTTTTCACGGCAATGGTTCCCAGAGCTGTGACTCCGGCAGTGACGGGCAGCAGCTTTTGTCCAACACCGGAAATCTTGTCTCCGGCGGACTGCAGTGTTTCACCCAGAACACCCATCTTTTCCAAGGCGGTGTGAGAATTGTTTGCTTCTGTAGTCAGGCGTTTCAGTTCGTTTTCGGTTTCGATGATTTCACGCTGTAGAGCATCATACTGATGCTGTGAAATCTCACCATTTGCAAGAGCCGTATTTGCCTGTTCTGCGGCAGTTTTCAGCACTTCCAGCTTTTCTTTGGTGGCAGATACCGCATCGGCGAGGAGCTTATGCTTCTGGGATAGGAGTTCCGTGTTGGTGGGATCAAGCTTCAGCAGTTTCTGGACATCTTTCAGCTGCGTCTGCGTGCCCTTGATGTCCTTGTTGACACCTTCCAGTGATTTGGACAGCTTGGTGGTATCACCGCCGATTTCTACAGTGATGCCCTTGATTCTATTAGCCATACAATCTAACCCCCTTATCAAAATTTATCGAAGTCACTCTGATCCGCTAACATATGATATTTGTATTCGTCATTCTCCCGTTCGGTGAACATATCATTCACCAAACCAATGGTCAAAAAATCCAAATCGCCCATTGACAAACCAAGCTGAACGCATCGCAACAAAAACAGCGGTGTCGTCATCGCCCGGTCAATCGGGCGATGTTTTTTTAGACTCCACCTGCGTTTCAATGTTCAGTCCCCACAGCTCAATCAGCTGGGGCAGAATTTCGTAAATGGAGAACGTGTTGAACTGCTCCAGCCATTCATCCGGTGAGGACGGAACATTGTCGGGATCAGCGTGTTTCGCCATAATGAATGCCACGTTCTCGAAGACCTCAAGGCTCTCGATGCTGAGTTCGGAGTTTTCCGCATCGCCCTCGGCAACGGACTTCTGCAACGCCGCAAAGTCCTTGTAAATATCACGCCCGAACTTCAAACGGTAAAGGCGAGGCACAGCGGCACTCGCCTTGAACGGCACTTCGATACCGTCCACCAGAATATTTTTCTTGATTGCCATCGCTGTACCTCCTTATGAAGTCTTAGTTGTGGTAGCCGTTTTTTTCTCCGAAGTATCGGGGTTATACGGCATCTTGTACCAGTTGTTGTAGGTCGTTTCATCGGTTGCCTCACAGGTTTTTGCCTTGACCAGTCCTGTCGGGAGAGCCGATGCCGTCAGCGACAGCGTTTCTGTCTTGACCTCGGTGGAGTCCTCCTTGGTCTGCCCCTCCGTTGCAGGTCTGCTTGCCGTACAGCAGTAGAGGACATGACGGATCTTGTGCTTGTCACCGCTGAATTCAAACATCAGTGCAAACTGTGCCGGTTCTGCATCATTCTTTTCCACAAGCACACCGTTGTTGTCAAGAATTTCTCCCAGAATTTCGGTGGCAAATTCCGTGGTGACAAGAGCGACTTCGAGGTCACCCTCATAACCGGAATTGTTGTTGATGACATAATAAACGCTGTCATCGGCATAAAAATTCTCGTTCTCGCCGTTCGCATCAATGGAAAGCGATACCGCACCGGGCAGTCGCACCGATTCGCCGTACACAGGTACAGTGGGCGTTCCGTCGGAGTCAACACCCCACTGGGTGATCTTCGCCCAGTGAACATTGTTCAGACCGAACTTGACTTTGTTTCTGTTCTTCGCCATAGCAAATTCCTCCTCATATTGTCATTTCGTAAAGCACTTCATAGAGCTTTTCACTCTCGATCCACGCTTCGGTTTTCGTAAAATATATCTCATGCTGCGACAGCACGGCTTCGATTTCTTCCTCCAGTGCAGGATTCTTCTTGTCAGTGTACAGCTCGATATCCAACTGCTTAAAGCTGTGATACGCCACATTATCCGCCGAAAAAGTATCTTCACCTGGAGAAAGAAACAGAAGAAAAGGCGGTGCCGGACTTTCTCCCTCCGCAAAATGGTGATATGCAAAGGAAAGTCCCATTTCCGCCATCATTTCATTGATTTCTTCGTATGTCACGATAATTCCTCCGTAATCAAGGATTCCAGCAGTTCTGCACCATGCACCTCGGCAGGGGCGATATGTGGCTTTCCCTGCACACGACCGCCGCCACGCTTGGCATGACCTTTTTCAAGAAGGTGTGCCAGCTGATAGTGACTCTTAGAATGGACGGTCATCTGCAAGGTGTGGCTGTTTTCCTTGACCTTTTTGGTCGTCCAGCTTTTGCCGTATGCTCCTGTATCCTTCGGAGCGTTAGCAGAGATTTCTTTCTTTACAGCGGTCGCTGTCTTTTTGACTGCCGTTTTCATGGCATCATCGGCAAGCTCCGCATATTCTTGTAATCCCGCCATAATTTCATCGGCAAGGTCGTCAATAGAAGTCATCGTCACCGCCTGCCTTTCTTGCCTCACAAACAATCGTGAGATAATCATTTTTCAGATAATCGGGAGTGACAGATTTGATGTCATAGACGCTCCCACGGAACATGATCTTATGGGTAGTTGGATTGACGTACCGCAAAAAAGCACACTGCCGAACCCCGAATGATAAGGACTGAATTTCTTTTGTGACTCCTGTATTCGTGGTTTCGGCAGAGTTTTTCACAGTAACGCTTGCCCAGCAGGAATAGACCTCGTCCCATTGGGATGTGTGGTTACCGATTTCATCAATGACAGTACGATTTTCAAGGAATGTGATACGCTGATTCATTCTGCTGAAATCCATTACACCACACCTTCCCGCTGTGCAAACAGAATGGAACGCAGGCTCATAGTGAGTCCGTGATAATCGGGATTACTTCTGTTCTCATAGAGATAACCGAGTGCAAAAAGCACCGCTGTTCGGGTTGTATCCTCAAACCTTGTGAAACACTCCTCGTCCATCCTGCCCACATCTTTTACCAGACATTTTGCCGTATCAAGAAGAGAGAGGATGAGCTTGTCATCCTCTTCATAGTCAACACGGAGATAATTTTTCGCCTCATCCAGTGTAATCATTCACATCACACCTTTGCGGTAGAAGTGCCCTTAATGGTGAGCGTCTTTACTGCTTCGGGAAGAATCAGCTTGCCGTCCACACGCTGGGATGCAAGGAAACCGACTTGACCGTTCATTGCAAACAGCTCGTTGAGACGCTTGAGGCTTCTGCCCTGACGGTCAGCAATCCAATAATACGAGAAGTCACCGAACGCAATCGCCTTACTGCCTGCATCGGGAGTCGGGGCGTAGACAGATGTTACATAGGGACGATTGAGAATTGTGTCGGGAACTCCGGCAGTGACAGACGGCTGCCAGATATACTGACCATTGCTGTCCTTGACTTTGCGGAGAGCTTTCACGGTCTGTTCATTCAGAACCCACACAGCCTTCTTGCGATAGGGACTCTTGAGGGAGTAGAACAGCTCAATCATATCATCGAAAGTGATGGCTGCACCCGCTGTTGTCGCACCATTCTCCGCACCGCCTGTGGCTGCAAAAATACCGGTAGGCTTGCCCTTACCATCACCGATAAGGAATGCTTCTTCTTCCTTTGTGCCGATTCTGCGTGCAAATTCCTTTGCAATGTAGGACGGCAGATCGAATACGGAATCATTGAGAAGCTCTTCGGAAATCTTAATCGCCGTGCCGACCTTGTAAGCAGAAAGTGCGATCTGACCGAAAGCGTCATCGGAAAGGGTATATGCCTCTTCCTCCTCCATCCAGACCGCCTCGCCCTTCTGGGTAATTACAGGGATTTTTCTGTCGCCGTGTGCTGTCTGAATGCGGGTAGCAAGAGGACGGAACACATTCTCTTCCTCCAGTGCTGCAATGAGCTTCTTCTCAAACTCATCTGGCACAAGATAGCCGCCCTCGGTGTCCTCGCCGATCTGCAGAGCATTTCTCACATCTGCAAAATTACGGTTGCGGACATTGTTCCAGAAAGCTTTGCTGTATTCAGCAGTTGCGGTAGAGGGTGTTTCGGGCGTATCGATGTGTGTGCCGGGAGTGGTGACAACCGGAGTTGTGGTCGCAGCACTCATTTCACGGGCAAGCTTCTCCTGACGCTCAAGGCGGTCAATTTCCTTGCCGAGATCAACGATCTGCTGCTCCATAGCATCGTAGGTCTTGCCGTCTTCTTCGGAGAGCAGACCGCTTGCGTTTCTCTTGGAATCGAGGAAATCACGGGCGGTATCCCATGCCTTCGCTCTTTTTTCTCTGAGTTCCTGAATCGTCATAATATATCAGCCTCCTTATTATTTCAGCAGAGCCAGACGCTTGTCCAGCTGTGCAATGGGTACGGATTTATCACACGCAGAAATTTTCTGCATGAAAGAAGCCGCAGTGTGGGACGGCGTGTACATCATGGATGCAGCATCCCTTTGCGGCTTTTTCTCATTTTCTTCGGCAGACTCATCGTCAGAATCACTGCCGTCATCGGTATCTTCATCCTCTTCGGATTCTTCTGTTTCCTCGGGAGTTTCTTCAGGGGCAGGCTGCTTTTCCTTTGCAAACAAAATGCCGTCGACAAAACCAAGCTGCAATGCTTTTTTCGCATTCAGCCATGTTTCCTCCGACATCATTTTTGCGATCTTCGCACGGCTGAGGTGGCATTTTTCCTCGTAGGCATTGATGATGGATTCCTTGACTTCTTCAAGCAGTTCAATTGCTTTCTCCATATCTGCCTTGTTTCCTGCGGCATAACACGCAGGGTCGTGGATCATCAGCATAGTAGTCGGAGCAATCAGGGTTTCATCACCAGCCATAGCGACAACAGAAGCGGCAGACGCAGCCAGTGCGTCGATTTTCACCGTGATTTTGCCATTATGGTTGCGGAGCATGGTGTAAATCTGACTTGCAGCAAATACATCGCCGCCAGGCGAGCAGATCCACACGGTCAAATCACCGGGGTGCTGTTCCAGTTCAGCCTTGAAAAGTCCGGGTGTAATCTCATCCCCGTACCAGGTTTCAGAGCAGATGGGTCCTTCAAAGTACAGTTCTGTTGCTCCTGTATCCTCGTTTTTTACCCAGTTCCAGAATTTATTATTCTTCATGCGTTTCCTCCTTCACATTATTAGCAGCATAAG